TAGATGGTCGGTCATAATTAATGGTTAGTGTCTCAATTTTACCTGCTGGTAAATCATTACTAAAACTACGCGCATCTGCCAATTGAACACGTAATTCACCGACAAAATAAGCTTCAGCAATATCTAAAGTTTTAATAGCCATTGTTCTGCTCCTTCAAGCAAAAAAAAAGCTCCTTAAAGGAGCAATAGAAAAAATGATTAGGGGATAAACACTTGTTTAAAAGTTGTGGAAATTCGCCAGTAATCCCCACCCAAACAAACTGGTTGATATTCTCCAGTTTTGACCTTTACTTCTCCATCTAATGGCGAATCCCATAAAAAAGATTTCGCACCTTTATGCAGATCGAAGAATGCTTTAATTTCCAAAATTTCAGATTTGTTTCCTGTTCGTTGATATGCCCACTCGCCTACGCGATTGTTTATACCTACGCTGGTACTTTGTTCATAACCGTCGCCAAAATTCGTGGTTAACACATTGAATTTATTAGTCTGGGAGTTACCTTCTAAATCTTGTGCCCAAGTAAATTTAAGTAAGCTCATAATATTTCCAGAAGTTACATACTCAGAATTATGTAAACATTTTTGTTGACAGTGTAAACAGAAATGTTTACAATAGCACTATGTTAAACAGATAGAGGAAAAAGTGAAACGTAAAGATTTGATGAAGTTCCTAAGTCAACTTGGGGCTGAGTTTAAAGAGGGAGGTAAACATACCAAGGTTTACTTAAACGATAAACAAAGCACAATACCCAGACACACGGAAATCGATGACTTCTTGGTAAAGGGAATAAAAAAACAACTAGGAATCGAGAGTTAACTCTCGGTTCTTTCATCAAATCTATATTCACTTGGAGATTATTATGCAATATCCGGCAACTTTTACCTTAAACCCAAAGACTGGTTGCTACTTTGTCGAATTTAGAGATATACCTGAAGCATTAACACAAGGCTACTCTATAGAAGAAGCAACTGAGGAAGCAAAAGATGCTCTTATAACGGCGATGGATTTCTATTTTGAAAATAATAGAATTATACCTATGCCTAGTCCTGCACAAGAAGGTGATCATCAAATCGATCTACCTTTAAGTATCTGGTCTAAAATTCTTTTGCTAAATACAATGCTTGAACAAAATGTTAATCAGTCAGAGCTTGCACGTCGTTTACATATTCAACGTCAAGCCGTTCAGCGTCTGGTTGACTTAAGCTATACAACTAAAATTGATGCTGTTATAGATGCCCTAAAAGTCTTAGGTAAACAACCTGTTTTATCTATAGCCTAATCAAAAAATGAAAAAACTGACCTCAATTTATTGGGGTCAGTTCCTATAAACTAGTCAAAAATAAAATTCGACCATCTTAATTAAACTATACGTCAATTTTCATTTAAATGAAAACTCCAGATTTAATCTATCTTCTTAGTGCATTGTAAAGAGTACCACCCTGTCTCAACTCTTTTAACATCACCTGTCTAATGGCATTACCAAGAACATCACCTAGAGCTTTAGCTTGCCCATTTGAATCAACATTTGTTGAGCCATCAGCATTAACAGTGACAGTAACTGTTACAGGCGCACTTATTACATCTCCACCTTGAGGAAGCTCGGCAATAGATGCGACCATTATCTGTTTATTGGATGAATTCGGCAGCTCCCCAGTTTGGTTCATATAATTAAGATTATCCAAGCCAATTTTTTTAGCTGAAGATTCTTTAATCATAAATTCTTCATTTGAAGCCCAAATTGGAATGCTGTCACTAGTCCCTGTGCCTGGTCCCTTAATTTGTCCACCAGTTGCGAACCCTTTTGCAGAGATAGCAGAAACTGCTTGAGTTAAAGCACCTGTCTGTGCAACTGCCATCGCTACGGCTGGAATGTTATAAGGGAAAGCAGCAGAGGCCCATGCTTTACTAATTGCTTCCTTACTTGATAGTAAGGTACTGGCAATTGCAAAGCCCTTTTGCATAGCAAATAACATTTTGTAAGTTTTGGATTGTTCCCCTCCAAAAGCTTTAGCTATACCAGACATATCGGCAATTAATGAAGAGTAACCAGAAAGGGTTTGAGCATTTAAACCATTCTGCAACTCTCTAGATTTAGATGAATATTCACTATCCAAATATAATTTTGCATCTAAGTAAGCTTTATAGGCATCTTGCAACATCTGATACTTTTCGGTTTCTCCCAAATCTACATTGTTATTAATTGAAGTTTTTACGTCTTGATAATCACCATTTAAATTAGTTTGCTTAGAATCCAATTCATTATTAAGATTCCATTGTGCTAATTCATCAGGTTTAAGAGTTGCCCTAGCCCAAGATTCAGCTGCACTTTGGTTCAATTTATTAATTTTGTCTCTAATATTTTGTACTGCTTGTTGAGTAGCTTTAACTTTTTCATCCTGAGATTTAATATAGTTTTCCAAATCCTTTTCATAAGCTTTTTGTTGAAGTGCAAGTAATCGATCTCGTTCAGTAGGATCATTGGCAAATTTTTCATTAATCTGTTTTATAGCTTCCTTATTATCTTCGGCAAATTTTTCTAAATCGGTATAATACTTTTCCTGTATTGATTTTCGATCTTTTGCAGCTGCCTCTTCTGTAGCTTTTCTTGCTTCTTCAAATTCCTGAAGGTCTTTTAAAATTTCAGTTGGATCATCATGAATAAATCCTGAATCTTTAGTTGTTTTCCCGTTTAAACCTACTAACCATTTATTTACTAGATCAGGAAATTGCTTTACTTCCTGCACTCGAGATGGTTTCCCTTTTACAGTTCCAGTATCTTTAAAACGTTGCGCCCCCGCTACACCAGCATTGTGCGAACGAATGGCTGCCTCCCAACTCCCCAATTCTTGATAGGCTTTTGCTAAATTTCTAGCTACAACTTCTGCGATAACTGGTAGATTCTTTGAATCAGCAACAGAAATTTTATTATCTTTTCTATAATCTTCAGTTGTTTGATAATACCCAATAGCTCCCGTAGGGCTCCTCGCATTTTTGTCCCCCTTTGACTCTTGGGCCATCAAAGCACCTAAAAGATTTTTTGGGAGCCCATATTGTTCTTCTAATTTATCCAATCCATTTTGTGATGCTAATGCAGATACTTTTTTAAGCATATCAATTTCAAGTGAGGAGAATTTATAATTTTTCTCAGCATAATCAGCCTTTTTCTTTGCTTGTTCAGTAGCTGCTTGTTCAGATTTAGTCTTTTGATCTTGTATATCTTTTATTTCTTTATTAACAGCAAGAAGCCGTCTTGTATTAGCTAAATCATTCAATGCTGCAGGTGTCTGCATCTGTTGACTATCATAATTATGTCTCTTAGCCCATTCTTCAAAGACACCTAATTCATCCTCAGAATATTTATTACCAAATTTTTGTCTTATTTTTAGCTTATATGAACTTTCCATATAGTCCGTTTTAAAGGTCTTCATATATTCTGAATATGCAGCTTGTGCTCTCTTAGATGCAGCTTCAGCTTCTAAAAGTTTTTTATTGAATTGGTCTTGTTTATCAGTCGCTTTGCCCGTTGTTTCCGATAGTGAATTTACTACATTTTTTTGTTTGAGGTATTCACCACTTAATTTAATCGAAGTCGCAGCTTGCGCATCTATTTTTGCTTTCGATTCTTCTGACACACCTGACAATTTATTGATTTCAGAAGATAGTTGTGCCGCCGTTAAATTGCCTTTATCAAACTCCATAGCTAAAGCACTTGCAGCTTTTGAGGCCTCTCCTGTTGAACCATCAAATCGACCAATATTAATAGCTAAACTAATTAAGTTGCTATTTGCTTTGTTATATTGCTCAGTGAGTTCTTCGAGAGATTTTTTTTCAGCACGTAATTGCGTACGCTGAGAAGCCACATCCATTTCTTGATATTTTTTTATAACTTCAGCTACAGAGATACTGTGTTGATTAAGAGATTTTGTTGCCTCATCACTTTTATTTTTCATAAAGAAAAAAGCTGCACCAGCAGCTAATCCTTGTACCGCAAGTAGCCCTAACCCAGCAGGCCCTCCAAGAAATGCCATCGCACCTCTTAAAACGCCCATTGCACTTGCTGTCTGCATTGTGACCCCAGCCATTCTGGCAAGAGTCATTTGGTATCGAATACCCTCAATCATGCCAAGAGTAAATTCTTTAGTTAGAATTGCCCCTTGAACAGCAAGCTTGACTCCTAGAGCCGTCGCAAGAGCGGCAGCGGCAGCTGAGATTGTATCCATATTTGAAGCAACCATATTGAATACTGGAACAATTCCATTAATTAAAGTTGCTTCGACACCTTGCCACTGCTGGTTCATGATCCATAGATTTTCTTTTGCTTCTGATAATTTTTTTATCATTGCATCATCCATAATTGATCCTGCCCGCTGCGCAGCATCACCATATTTTTTAAAACCAGCTCCCCCATTTTCCAACAAAGGGATAAGCAATGATGAGTCAGAAATAATAGCTTCCATATAGAATTTCATATCATTCTGACTAACATTCGCTTTCACTAGAGAATCATAATAAAGCTGTAAAGCTTCTGGTCCTGATAATTTTTGAAATTGCGAAATTGTCACGCCAACCTGAGGTGCAATATTTTTGAAAAAGTCAGCTAAAGGTCCCCCACCTGTTTGTTGAAAGTCACCAATACGGTCTTGCATGTCTTTCATCTGATCTGCAAATTTATCAATACTAATCCCTGCTGTTTCAGCCCCTTTTGCGTAATATTGAAATACCGATGTACTTGCATTAGCTAATTTCGCTAAGTTTTTAATTTCATTTCCCGCATCAATAGCTCTAGTAACAAATGCAGTTACGCCAGCGACCGAAGCACCCGCCAGAACTGCACCAAAGGCTTTTGCAGCAATACTTGCTACATTAAAACTCGAAGCAATATTTTCACTTGAAGATCTGGCTTTCCGTTCAGCCTGATTTAATGGCTCAATAAAATTACCTATTCGAGTCACTAAATCTAACGTTAGGCTTCCAAGATTGTTCGTAGCCATACTTTTCTCCAAGCATAAAAAAACCTCGCATATGCGAGGTTTTCAAGATTCAAATTTTGTTAATTCAATTGACTCTCAAAGCGAGTAAGACCTTCAAAGGCTAAAGTTTTTTTACCTTCGTCAATAAGATTCGTTTCAAGATAATTACCGCCAGATATACTAACTTTTAACCAGACCCTTTTAGCATTTAAAATTTTAGTCAGGGTTTGTTTATCGATTTTAAATCGTTGATAAGACTCTTTATAATTTCCTGTTAGTGTAGAGTCATGTGCAAAGTTGATCCTATCTGCTTTTATAATTTCACCATCAATATTAAGTAGTAAATTACTCATAGCAGCAAAGTAATTTAATGTACTTAATTCCAGTACTACTTCATCAGGATTACTATTTTTCCAATTTGCACCAAGCATTAAACATGCACCACCAAATTTAGCGCATGAAGAAGTTCCATATGATCTCATTGTTATTTCAGTGGTTCCATCAAAACCACTTTTTTCAACGCTTATCCCTTTTGGTGCTGCCCAAGATAAACAAGGTATTAACAAAGTCAAAAGTAGTATTTTTTTCATGAACCCACCAATAGTTATAAAGTATCAACAATTTAACAAAGGGGTTAATAAAAAACCACCCCCGAGGATGGTTTAATACTACGGCTTATTTTTGATTTTAATTAAACGTTCTTGCTCAAATGTTAAAGGTGCTGGTTTATCAAAATGCGGTAGATAGTCAAAAATCTGCAAACCTTTAACACCTTTTGAAGATGCAAACATTAACTTTAATTCTGCCATCACCTCTTCAACACGCAATCCTATATTCAAGCTTCCACGTTTTCTTCGGTAGGCGTCCCACTTCTGAATTTCTTTGAACGAGAAGGTCGTTTCAACTTCTTCGATTGACCTTCCGGTAACGATTGCGATTTCGATGATGAGCTCTTCTCTGTCGTCGATTTCAATGTCTGCTTTCCCAAGACATTAATTTCAACAATTTTCCCCCAAATAATATCGACTAAAGACTGACTGAAATGGACACGAACTTCATCTTCAGTAAAGGTTGGTACGCCATCTTTATCAGTAATACAGCTTGCCAAAATTCCTGCAAGGGCTTCTTTATTTTCGCCGTAGGCTTTCATATTAGCCACAGCTGATTGATAGTTAAAAGGCTTAATGTAGGTCGAAAATTCAGACTCTTCACCATTCACCAGAACTTGAACTGTCACTTTTTCTGGTTTTCCAATCAATATGCCTTTTTTAATTTGATCAGCACTTAACTGTTTCATATTTTTTAAATTCCAAAAAAAGCCCCTTTAAAGGGGCTTGTACAGGGGTTAAAAATCTTTAAGCAGATTTCAATGTGTCAAATGCAGGTGTTTGTCGTTTCATTGGAATCGTATGATTAACCAATGAATCTTTATCAAAAATTGGAGGCCCTTTTCGTAATTGAGCTTGGAACTGTGTCCACGAACGGCCTTGCGGTACAGTTACAATGTCACCATTTAATGTTGGTGCGGCGGTACCGTCAGACCAACCAACAAATACTTCAACTTTAGCTTTGTTTTGAGCTAAATTTAAAATGATGACGTGAGTTTCATTTTCGGGATCAGTATTAATTTTTAAACTACCTTCACCCGGTTTGACTAGACCATATTCAGAAGTAGACGACTCTCGCTCCTCCATACATGTAGTTTCAATTTCTGTGACACTGTCATCACCAACAGACAATTCAGTAATACATTCAATCTTGGTTAAAACAGCAGGAGACCCGTGTTTTACCCATGTTTCTGTGCCTTGTGTCAATACGCCCATGAGTGGACTCCTCTTTTCTGACGGCGAAAAAAAACCCCGCAAAAGCGGGGTTCAAAAAAGAAAAAACCTCGCAATTGCGAGGTCATATAAATTGTTAAAAAATTGAATATTTAAGTCTTACGTTTAACGAACCAATTAGCATCAAACCCTCGGAAAAATAGTTTTGTAGCTGTCTCTTTGCCATTAATCATTGAGTTCAGAATGTAGCTATGCTCACCAAGAACCGAACGCACTAATGCCCGGATATTTGTTGCTCTTATTAAATCCGTGTCATATACCATTACTTGGTACATCACATGGTCTAGTTTAGCTTGGCGATCTAAATGATTTTCAGACAAGGCCGTTAACGTTTGCCAAACCGCATAAGGCGGCTCTGTCCCTTCTGGCGCTACATCTTCATAAACTTTTAAATCCTCACCTAATAAGGCTTTAACTTCAGGATTTGCATTTAAAATTTTGAAAACTGGAATATCACTCATAATTTTGCCAACTCTAAATTTAATGCTTCATTAAAGACTTCGGAGAATTTTGTGGTTACCTCTTGGATATTGTTTGATAGAGCTGTACGCATAAATGGAATAGCTGGTTGATGTGAACTACCAAATTCGACCCAACGCCAGTGCCGCGTATCTCCACCACTTGTATCTGGTGGATTAGGATTTGAAAATGAAGCCCCGCCTCTTACCCCAACTCGCATTTTTATATCCCTAGAACTGCGTGTTTTACCTGCTTGAGTCGATATGTTTTTCCAGATTTTTTCGGTGGTTAATTTATTATCAATTCTTTTGGCGTTTTCTCTTGCAGCATTTCTAACAATATTCATAGCTTGTCTAGCTGCACGGCGAGTAATTCTTTTTATTTTCTTTTCGTCACCTAATTGTTTTAATTTATTTTCTAGATCGGTTAGGCCTTCAATCTTTACTTCAACAGACATAAAACCTCCTAATCTGGAAATCGCTCAATACCACCACTCAACATGAATGTGCAATATTCATTGCCTTTGCCAGCATCATCCAATGCAGGGCTGTCAATCGCATATATAATTCCCTTATGTATTACGCGCATGGTTGTATCTATGTCTGTTCGATATCGGATTTTAATTCTGGCTACTATTTGACTATTGTTCGCTTGCGATGCAATTAAATCTTTACCTGATACATGAGTTATCTTTGACCATAGAGTTTTATAATCAACCCATTGCCCCGGCAAAAAATTCCCGTTCTCATCCCGACCATTTAATTGATGTTTTTGGATAACAACTCTGTGTCTCAGTTCACCAGCTTTCACTTTAGACCCCTAAATTTATTCTGAATGGAAATAAAGTATTTTGTGCTGAAACAGGTAATTCGTTAGTGGCTTCACGGATTTCGTATAAATAACCGAAAGTTAATAACACACCAGCACGAATCACGGGATTAATCACAACACCATTTATTCTCATAGCCGCTTCAGTGCGCGACTCTCGACGAATTTGCTTTGCTTGTTCCAGATAAAAGTCTCGTTCCTCTTCATCACTCGCGTTCTTTGAATTTTCTTCAAGTTGATTAGCTTTTATCTTTGCCTCGTTTAAAATGCTGGCCACTTCTTCATAGCCAGCAATTTTGTCAGCGTCACTTGCATAGAAATAACGCCCCATGAATCGTGCTGCCATTAACTCAGCCGACTCTAATTTTCTCTCAATTTCTGAATCATCATCGTCATCAATTTTTTGGTGAGATTTAGCTTCGCTAATAGTCAGCACAGACATGTTTTATTCCTTTGCAGCAGCAGAACGAGTACGTTTTGATTTTGCTTTTACTTCTTCTTCACCAGCCTCTTGTGCAGGTGTTTCTTCTGAAGTTTGTTCATCACCCGAGGTGTCACTTGCAGGTGTCTCTTCTGAAGTTTGTTCTTCACCAGAGGTGTCACTTGAAGGTGTCTCTTCTGAAGCTTGTTCTTCACCAGAGGTGTCACTTGAAGGTGTCTCTTCTGAAGCTTGTTCTTCACCAGAGGTGTCACTTGAAGGTGTCACCTCTTTATTTATGGTGACCGACGTGTCACCATTTGGTGACTCATCTTTTTCAATAATTTTTACCAGATTAAGACGCGCCAATTCTTGAGATGTACTGGGTGAAACTTCAATGACTTCACCAATTACATGTACTTGGCGATCGTGCATGAATGTTTTTAAAAGTTTTACTTTTACTTTAGACATATTTTTATCCTCATAAAAAAAGGGCTAGTTTTACCTAGCCCTTGATTTATTGTTTTCGTTGATTATGCAGCTTTACGGATTGAGCCTGAAACGAATGACTCAGGTCGGTAGACCGCAAGTGCTAAACGCTCTTCAGCACGAATAGAGACCATGTTGTTTTCAAAGTCTTTGTCGTTTTCAGTAGATAAAAGAACTTCAATATCCATACGATCGAAGATTTGAGCTGCTAAGCTAAACGCACCAGTTAAGAATTGACCAGATGTCATCGCTTGCGTTTCAACTGTTGGCAAATTCCAAAGAGTATTGGCATTACCATTTACTGGATTACCTATGATGTAGCGACCTTCATTATCTTTGGTTAACTGAATATCAGCCCAATCAATAGGATTGAGAACAATACCTGTTGATGGGAATTCAGCTAATACCGCCTGAAGTAAAGCGTAACGAATACGATCAATAGGAGTCGCAGTCGTAATTTTGATTAAATCTTCATTAAATGTTGATGCTTGTGGAACGATTCCAAGCAGGTTTTGCCCTGTACCATTACCAAACAATAATTGTTGTTCTTCAACCAGCTGCAAGCCGTAACGTGCACGCGCATCAATATATGACTGCAATGCTGGAGCATCTTCTAAAATCTGACGAGAAGCTTTAAACAAATGAGCAATTGTTCGAACATTCGCTGTTTTATTCTCAAAAGTAATATCAGAATATGGCTTCGGGTTTGTCTCAGCTACAGGCGCTGCATTATTCGTAAAACCTATCTCTACGGTATATTCAATGCTATTACTATTAGTTTGACCCGGTGCCAACAAGTCTCGAATCGTCATACGGCGTAATAGCGGTAAAACAATGCCTTGATTATCAGGTGTCACATTAGGACCAGTAGCAGTCGTGATTGCTTGACGTGGCATTTTTACACGTAAAGAAGTACGTGAAGATTTATCCATTGATTGATAAGCATCGGAATCTACAACTTGTTGCCCTACTGATTTAGATGGTTCTTCGCCACCACCACCCGCAGGTCGATCAAGCTTTTGCTCCAATTCTTTAATCGTAGCGCTCAAGCCATTGTATTTTGATAAAGCTTCATCAGCCAATTGTTTAGTTTCAGCATTTGCTTCGCCAAACTGCTTAACTTGTTTATCAACATTTTCTGCATACTGCTTTACTTGATCAGTAACTTGTTTTAAGTCAGCTTGAACTTGTTGGTACTCTTTTTCGATAGTTTTGTCTGTCATGGGAGGATGTCCTTTAATGCGTTTGAAAGTTTTGAAGCCGAACCGTCGGCAAACGTGTGACTTGAACCAGCGTTGTGCGTGGTTTGGTGAGCAGCGTCAGGCGTACTCGGAGGTGCGACAGCGTCGTGCGTGCCGGCTTTAATGGCTTGGAAAAGCTTTCGGCGCTCATTGCGCGGAATTTGTTGTTTCGCGAGGATTTGATCGACTTTGCGTATAGCTGCTTGAGTTGGTTCTTCTTCTGTTTCTATGACTTGGTCTGCTGGTAAATAATCATCAGCAAAACCCTTCTCAATTGCCTGAGAACCCGAAAGCCAAGATTCAGCATCTAGAAGTTTTGTGATTTCTTTTTTGTCTAGGCTTGTGCGCGCTTGGTAAATATCAGTTGCTGATTCATCAAAAACAGCAAGGTAGTCAGCGGCATCACGCATATCGTGCTGATTACCTACAACCCACGACCAACAGTTGTGAATCATGATGAAACCAGCACGGGCAATTTGAATCTCATCACCCGCCATTGCGATTACTGAGGCTGCACTTGCTGCAACTCCAAGAACACGTACGGTGACATTGCCTTTGTGATTACGTAGAAGGTTGTAAATTGCTAAACCTTCAAATACGTCCCCACCAGGAGAGTTAATATTGACAACCACATCTTCTTCTTCACCGATGTAGCGTAAAGCGGCTGAAATACGCTGCGCGGTTACCCCTGAACCATCCCAATAGTCATAGCCAATTTGCTCATAAATTGAGATTGTGTTTTCAGACTCGGTAGAAGCCTTAATGTTTGGTTGATACTTACTTAGCACTGTTTCCGGCAAATCAAACCGAACATTTGGTTTGTTCAGTGCCTTGGGTGCCGTCGGCATATTGCTTTTACTCATTTGATTTACCTTTCTGCAGGCGAAAAAAAAGCGACCCGAAGGTCGCTTGCTTAAGTTGTTTATTTTTTTATTTAGGCTTTATTAAAGCCTTCCACGCCACGTTTTTGTCGATCACGCGTGCGTTGCTCAAAGAGAGCTAGTGCGTTTTCCATATAAGTAATGGCTCGTTTATTTTCATCACATGGGAAATTGTTATTTAAAATTTTAGTTCGATGGATCAAGATAGCTAAGAGTGCTTCACTCGTTACACCATTGACCCCATGTTCTTTAACTGGGCCATGCTGAAATTGAATTGGTGTAACTTCATCCCCTGCCAAAATATCGTAATAATGGCCATGGTTTAATTCGTAGCTTTCTTGTGAATTCTCTACTTGAACCCACTCATTGTGAGTAACAACTACCCCATTAGCATCTTCATGAATTTCAGTACCATAAACACTATTTTCACTTTCTTGGAATTGAGCTGCTTGTTCAGAACTATTCATAACTTTTACCTTACGTTTTAGAAAATTATTTATCTTTGCCTGCGTCATCTATCGGCACGTTTTGAGACTGAATCGTGAGCTCATCTGCAATACCACCACGTTTAGGAAGGTTCTCTTTTTCACGCACTTCATCACGGGTATAAATACCGTTAGTAACCATTTTTGAATAAAATTCTGCTCGAGTATTACTATCTGCTCGAAGTAAGCCTTCAATAGAAAATTCAACGTAATACTTAAGTCTTTCCGCTGGAGTAAGCAAAGTCTTGTTCATTGATTGTTCAATAAGAACTAGCCATGGGCGCAAAGTGAAGGTCAAGAAACCTTGCATTTCCTGCTCCATGCCACTTCCCCATTTGGTCTGCCCTTTACTTGTATATCCAATTAGATAACCCGGTACCCGAAACCAACGGCAAATCGATTCAATATTAAAATTTCTTGATTCAAGTAACTGCGCATCAGCTGGATTAATACCAATAGCTTTAGTGGTAACCCCCTGTTCTAATACTGGCGATTTACCAGCATTTAAAGCACCAGATACTTCTTTGACGTAATTTTTGAATATTTTTCTTTGTTCATCATTCATCGTACGATCTACTTCAAAAGCGACCGTAGGTAAAAGACCATTTTTAAACGTACTATTTGCTGCATCATCAGCTGACATTGCAGCACCGAAAACATTTGCACCATACTGAATAGGTGACAACCCAACTCTGCCATCTAATGAAAATGCTGGGGTATGTAAAATTTCAGATTGATCGATAATAAATAACTTACCTTTTCTATCCATATACGAATAAATAAGGTCATCACGATCATTAAATTTCAATTGCATCCGGTTGGGCATTAAAAAATTCAAACTTGTAATTTCTTTTTTTGAATTTCTCTTAATCTGTGAATATCCATTTCCACGCAATAATAAAGAAGCTGCATAACATTGCGTAAAATTAACCGAAGTCATATGAATATTTGGTTGGTTACGCAAAATTGAGTACAAGGGATGATTAACAGCAGGCTTTCTACTACCGTCTGCTTGACGCTCATATACAACCAGTGGGAGTGTTGAGATAGTTTCAGATATCAATCGTACACATGCCCACACCGCATCGAGTTTCAAAGCAGTTTCAACACTTACGCTTTTACCACTTGAAGAAGAAAAACCTAGTAAAGAAGTCCAAAAATTTACGTCAGTTAGTCCACCACTCTTCTGACTGGAATTATTCTGAGGTGCAACAACTGCACTATTAAGAGTCTGTAATAGCGTTTTCATTTACACCATTCCTTTTCTTAAAAATGCCGCTGCACCAAATAACACTACACTTGCTGCTAAAAGTGAAAATGCCAATCCAACCAACAAATACACACCAGAAACTAAGCAAAGAGCAGCGCAAAGCAGCAAGATTAAATAAATAACGACTGGTAAACTCATTTTCTTTACCTATAAAAAAAGCCCCTTTTAAGGGGCTTCATGACTTAGGAATTTTGATAAATTCATTCTGTGGTTAAGAAAATGTCTAATCTTTCTTAGGGAACCACTCAAATTCTGTTAAAAGTTCTTCACAACGAACCACCTCTCTTCCACAGAAAGTCATTGGTTGGTCCCGTGTAAGAGGATGACCCAAACTATACTTTCCATCAGTCTTAGTGAGTAAAAGTTCATTATATAGCTCAGGTTTTACATGTAATAACTCAGGTGGGCTTCCAACAGTACGGAGGTATTGAAAGAAACTATCTTGAATACTTTTTAACATACATACCTCTAAACAATTATGGGGTTACTAATAGCATCCATGAACTGCTCATCAGTCATTCGACCGCCATTTGGTTCTTGGTTTAAGCTCATTAGGGCAACTGCGTTAAACATAGAAATTACAGGGTCAATTTTACAAACCCCAGATTCCTGTTTAGTAATTATCACTGCGTTGCCTGATCGTTTCCCTTTTGCATTACCAACACACCAAGTCATTAAAGGTTGATCAGCATGAAATAGCTTTTTTTCTGCTAATTTACGCTCTGCTGTAGTTGCATATCCTGACAACATGTAACCTTGCGGAATGGCAAATAAACTTTCAAATGGTATGCCTGCATCAATCAAACCATCTTGCAAGGCTGGCATACCTAACTTATCTAATCCGAAAGCTTTTTCGGGCATCTTACCTGTATCAAATACTTTTTTTGCAATTTCGCCCGCCTCGGTTACATCTTCACCGATATTCTTAACAATTACTAAGTCGCCTTGCTTTTCAAAATCTCGTAATCGAGGTGCAATTTCTTTTCTTCGTTGCAAAGCGATTGGATGAACCCAAGCTTTAGTCCACAAATACCAAATTGATCTGTCTTTTGCATCACGCCCAAGAACGGTCATACCAAATAAATCATCAAGACCACCACCATCAAAACCAATTGTGATGCAGTCTGATTTTTTTATAAGAAACTCAAGTTCAAACTTCTTGCCTTGTTTTTCCCAAAAATCTGCACCGGCCCAACGGTCGGCACGTAAATTCATGCCAATTTCAACATTAAGATGTTTAGCTAAAAAATCTCTAATAGATTCTTCGCCGTTTTCTTGCACCTGTTCCCACTGGTTCTGCAAAAAATCCATGTCAACTGAAGCACCCAAGTTAGGGTTTGTGACATACCACCAATTAGGATTGTAATGTTTCCGCTTATCTAACATTCTGAGCGGAAACTCATATATTAGTGGAAGAAATTGTTTATTAACTTTTCTTCCATCTCTAATAGCCCGTGCATAATCTAATTTTTGTTTAAATACCCCAGCAGGTATTTCATCTGATTGCGTTGTTAAATAAATGATGCAACCTTCAGGTCGCGATGCTAAACCACCTGTCGCCTCTCGCAACATTGATTCCGCATTGGCTCTTTTACCAAATACCCAAAGTTCATCGACAAGAATCCAAGAAGCTTTTTTACCAGCAGTAGCATCACTATCTGCCGCGACAACTTTAAGAATTGCACCAGTACCTTCATGAGTCACTGTACGAGTGTGTTCACTCAAACGCATCATGTCCGATAATTCAGGATCAGCCTTGATCATGTCGCGGATTGGACCAAAGGAGTTATCGGCAACTTCTTTTGTCGGAGCTAGAATAATTAACTCAGCCGAAGGACGATCATTCAAAATTAATGCTGTCAGCATAATTGCTGCAGCAATCGTAGATTTCGTATTTTTCTTAGAAATTAATAAGAAAAATTCACGTATTAATCTGCGTTTTCGACCAGGATCATAGGCCCCAAAAATCGATGCAACAAAGTCATAGACCCATTCTTTTGTTACTTCACTGATTAAAGGAGGTCTAGGGTTACCCTCTTCATCTTCAAAGTCCCCAACAACATCTACTAATGCAAGTTGTTTAAACGTATTTAAAGCAAGTTCTGCAACTTCTGGAAATAATGGTTTACAAGGTATGAGTGATTCACGTTTAACAATTCTTTTCTCCCAGTCGGGACACGCTGTTGTCCATTCTGGAAGCATTGCACTCATAAAATACACCCATAAAAAAACCGCCAGTAGGCGGTCTTATAAATTTACTGCACATAAGTTACTTTTTATAAGTTACCTAATGCTGCAATACTTGATTTAAATTCCTCAATCGTTTTTCTATGATTTGCCAATTCACTAATTAAGAATTTCAAGCAAAATTTAATAGTGTTGGCTCGTTTTAAACATTCTTCATCGGATAAAGAATGTACACCTTCACTAAGTTGTTTATATATCTGCCCCAAGGGATTTAATCCATTAGGACTTAAATATGATGGCAAAGCATTTCTAGCAATAGTAATCTTTTCACTCATAGGTGAACTAACCCTCAACTGAGCAATAGCTTCTTGCAT